ACAGTTAGGGTGCGTAGGAAGCGGGGGCTGAGTCCCGAGCTTGTATATCAGCCCTATTAGCGGCATGCAGATATCGCATGCATCGGTTTCATCGCCAAGCCGCTGAACATACTCAACACCGGCACGGGTGTACCGGTCAGTCTCGCCGTTGTAATAACATTTCGTGGTCTCCGTCCGTGCGATAGAAGAAGCCTGTCCTTTGTAGTCCGAGAACGTGTCCTGTAAGTCAGCGGCAATAGACCCTTTGGGATACTTTCCAGTCGAACTGATTTTTAGACCGGTTGGTTTCCCTTCCGCGATGCCTTTCTTGATGATATCTGCGAGTGAGTTTCTTGTTCCGACCGCTTTATCACCAAGCCAATCTATTTCTTTTGTCTCGAACCCAATCACTTTTCCATCAGCGTCCTTTACATATTCTGTTACATCTATCTTACCGGTTTCAACGAGCTTCTTCTCGTATGCATCGGCGTATTTCAGGGCGTCGGATTCAGTGACCTTAAATGATATGCCGCTCTTAAGCTGAGTGCTTGCGTGGAACATACCTGCAGAATACGATTCCCCTGCGATAGACACAAGGGAATCAGTCATTCGTTCAATCCATTTCGCGGTTATCTTGTCAAGACCGGCTTCGAGGGATGTCATTTCTTAGTCTCTGCCGCATACTTTCTCAACAATCCCCTTACCTCATGCTCAAAGTCATCAGTAGCCTCTTCCATCCCTACGATAGCCTCGTTTGCGATACGATTCCGCACCCGATACGCCGAGACTGTAGGTGAGTTCTGATCCGTGAACGAGAACGGGGATGCTGCCGCCTGAGGGACAGCGAGTTTGTCCCAGTCGGAGTTTATCTTCGTCAGGTCATCATCGTTGAGCGGTTCGAACCCTAAGAGTTTGCGGCACTCGTTGATAGACAGAGACCGGTTCGTTGCCCCAAGAGTGGCTTTCTGGAGGTTGGCATTTTCATCCTCTAATACCGTGTGGCGGATTGAGACCTTCGAGTAATACGTATCAGGATACCCGTTGTGATTCAGGTAGTACGTCGGAAGAGCGTTCAACTGGCCTTCCAGCATCTTGATTAACCCGAGGATGTAGTTGTTCAGCAAAGTCAGCTGAGCTTTCGAGTCACTACCGATAAGTGTCCCGTCTTTCCCTATCATCCCAGTAGGATTGAGATAGTTCGTGATGGTTTCGGCGCCCATCTTGATAGATGTTATCGCCAGAGACCCCTCTTTGACCTCGACCTTCTCAAGGGTGAAGTTACTCCGCAGGGTGTATCCGGTATCCTTTCCCCAGTTGGCCAGAATCTTCTGGGCGTATTCTACATCACTCTCGATGGTGACGCCGTTGATGACTTTTTCCGGCTGTGGGTTCTCAATCTTGATGAACATGAGCGGAGCTCCCGTTCTGAACATCTGCTGACCAAGAGTGTTCCAGGCATAGTCCAGGAACCCGATTATCGGGGCTATCGGATATATGACGCTTTCCCCATCTGGGTAGTTGTCGGACGGGTCCTTGATTACAAACAAGGAGTCAAACGGTAACTCGACAGGGGTTCCGGTAGTTTGAGTCTGATAATAATGCGTGGTTCTATCCAGTGTGTTATAAACGATGCCTTTCAGGATACGACCATAAACAAGGTTGGACCCACCCATGGTCGCAGGAGCTGCCGAAAATGTATACGGATGCAACCGCACTAATTCTGTGCAGACCAGTTCTCCTTTGTCTCTGGTCCATACCTGATTGTAGATGGACGGGCCATAGAGGAACAGGTCCGGTAAGGCAGATCTCGCCACCTGACTCAGTGAACATTTGGGTTTCTCGAACATGGCATTGACCCGCTTTGTTGTCTCCTCGACCTCGTCACCATTCTCATCATAGATGGTAGTGGTGACCTCTCCTGATAAGACAAGATTGGTTGTCTGCTGGATAGGCCCTGCAACATACAGATTTTCTGAGATTTCAAGCAGTGTTTTCGCTGTTGTCCCCCGGTAGTTATAGGGAGTCATCCCATTCGATACGAAGGTATATCCTGTTTGGGTAGTTGACCCATCGGATGCTGGATTTTGTAGTGTGGTAGGCGGCATGATTTATCTTCTTCCTCCCCCGAACGACGGAGGACGGTTTTTACGGGTGAAACTAATCTGGGGGGCCAAGGACGGGTGTAACCGGTTATGACCGGTTGAACACGGGTGGTTAGGCTGGATGCCTGATATCTCTTCATCCATTAGCGCGTATATGGCATAAACTAACCCGTCCATGCGGTCAGGGGATTTGTCTCCAGGAGCCCAACTTATCATCTGGTCCTCAAGTTCTGGCAGGTAGTCAACGTGATGCACCTTGCCCATTTCATACAACCCAGCTATGGGTTCAGCCCGCAGGAGCTTTCCACGTGTGGCCCGGACGCCAAGATAGTTCACGTTCCTGTCAACGTTCTTGATGTTGGTCTCAACCAGATCCCCACCCTGGTTCACTTCTCCGACAATGATATCTGCCATATGATACTGGTATGCGGCAACGACTTCCAGAGCCCATTCGGATGGGGTCCCGACTAATGACCGGTCGTTGACGATATAATACTCTCCGTCCTGAGCAAGCCCCGCAACGATGATACCCGTTTCATCACTCTTCTCATTGCTGGTAACTGCCGGGTCAACCCCTACGGCCACACGGACGAATGGAGGATGGTTCGGGCGCCGGTTCACATCAATCATCTCGCGAGTCCATAATGCTCCTGCCCGACGGTCGAGCCATTCACCACGGAGGAACCTCGCCCGCTGACGTTCGGGTAAGGTCATCAGCACGTTTGAGATGTAGTCTTCCGGTAAATGCGGATTGTCAGCAGGGTTCATCAGCATGGACCCATACAATTCCTGATTCAACAGAGGCATATCTGTACCCGGCTGGGTGTGACGGATATACAGGTCGTATAACCAGTGGTCCTTGTCCGGTGGATTGCAGTCCACGAGGATGAGGTTCTTACTGAACCCGGCGTTCTCTGCAAGACGCGTTAATGCCGTGGTGTATGCGTGGTAACTTATCTGGGACGCTTCGTTAAAATAGATGGTCGAATACTCACGACCGAGAATCTTATCAACACGCTGGTTGTCGTCCAGACCCCCCAGCCATATCTCAGATCCGTTCGGGAGGATAAATACCCAATCCGACTTGTTCAATGTGTATGGGATGCCCTTCATCTCAAGGATTTTCGGGAGAGTATCCATGCCAATGGCGGTTTTCACATCATTGAATCTGAACCGTAGGATGGCGTGCCGGGATTTCTTCGCGAGAGCTCTCACGACGATAGCATATACCAGAATAGCAGTTTTTCCAGACCGTGACCCACCATATAGCAGGATGTATTTACAGAACTGGATTAGAGACCCAGCCCTTGTCTGAGCAGGGGTTTTCTTGAATTCCTTTAATTCAGGTTTAGAGGAAACCTGCATCCTGTTCCTCGAAGGTGATGACTAGATTGCCCGTCTGTTTTACATCCATCTTCTCTTTCCAGTTGTCCGGGTCGCGGTTGGTCAGGATGAACTTCAATGCCTGAGTATCAGGGGGATTTGTTACGATGATATTCTCAGACTGTATCGACCCATCGGGGCGTGTGATTACCCGTTTGGTTACTGTTTTCGATATCCCATTGGCACGTTCATATAAGCTCTTAAGGCAGTTCTGGGACCCGATAAATAATGCATACTTTACCGCTTCGGCAAATTCAGGGTGTTCATTCCTCCAGTTATAATAGGATTGAGTGGAGCAATTGAGCAATGTACATATTTGATACACTGTCCCGTAGAACTCTGTGTTGCCCTCTGCAAGCGTTTTTAACACCTCACAGAACCCCGGCTGATACTCGGTATACTGACTGGATGCGCTCTTGCGGCAGCCCCCTTTTTTCGATTTAGTTTTCTGTTTCTTCTTAGTCCCTGTTTTTTTAACCATTGTTCCTATTCTCCTCGGGTATATTTTCAAAAAATTATGGGGTTTTTGCCACTTCTACACTGGATTCTGCCGCCACAGTAGAGACTGCAACCGGTTCAGTAGAGCCGCCCCAACGGTTAGTTATGTTCCCTTTGGTAATCTCCCATGACACACTCGGGCTCGAACAGGTGATGTAATACCTTTCTGTCTGTTTGGTCTCGGCTTCCTGAATCGTGGAAAGAGCCTTGGCAATGCAGGCGGGAGATGTTCCAATCTCAGACATAAGGATACTGCGTTCATATTCCGTCATGTACCAGTAGGTCTCAAGCGAGTATGTCTTGGAGGTGGTCTCGGTAACCTTTGCCATAGTATCAGTATAGTTCTGCACGGTTGGAGTGCCGTAGGATACGAACGCATGATACACCTCGTGTTCCTGATCTGACCCCTTGCCCTTGTTGATGACGGACCGGTCGATATTACCCGCATGATCATACAGGATGATACCATACTCGACCTGAGACTTAGATTCCGCCTTTGCGATGACTGCAAGGAGGTCGTCCTTCCGGATTTCTGCACCCCAGTCACGGAGGTTATGGAACAGCTGGTCTTTGGCAGCATCGGTCATCTTCCAGGTCGTCTCAGGGACTACCCCGGAGGTGATGAGTGCGGTCTGTTCTTCGGTCTGCGGCACGTCGCTTGACATCAGGTCTATTACAGCAGTAATGGTCCCCGCAAGGTCTTTGTTCAGCGCTTTCTCAGCTACGAGTTTTATCTGTGTGTAATGCTTTGCTATCCATCCGGATGCAGTGCCGATGATACCGGTGATTACACCAAGAATCACCCAAATCTGGTCAATGTTTTCTAACATGGTTCTTTTCTTATCTTGTTTGGTTTTGGTCGGAGGGCGATACATGGTCACCACACGGATGACAAGTGGGAGATTAGGATTATCTGACTGAGGTCTCACCCCCGGCGGGAATCATCTGGGATGACCGGACCCCAACGGGGCGGGATGGACCGGATGTTTTCCAAATGTCTCGTTTAACCGACTCAAACACGAATCCGGGTTCATATACGCGTATGGGATTCAATTTATTCACACTCCCCCGTTTTTCCCGCCCTGTTGCATTGTCTTCTCCCTCTGACTGACATCGCAATTCCACCTCATCTATACTGGAAGAATTTTAACCTATTCTGGCATTCAGGGCAAGTATGTTCTTCTGCAAGTTTCTCGTTTAGGTCCCAGTGGTCAAACTTGATTACCGGCATAACTTTCCTACCACAGATACACTCTCCTCGTTCATACGCTTCTTTCGACGCATACGCATGGGCAAACTTGGACCGATACGACCCCATACCCCAGATAACTACGACTGGTTCCTTCAGATCTGTCATGCATTACCTTTCTTAGCACGCCGTGTTCTCTTGGCCTTTACTGGTTCACCTTCACCCTGCTTTACTTTAGCGGATGGTTTCTGTTCCGGAAATACCTGACCTTGCTCATGCTCTGGGTCTAGTTCGGGTTCTGGTTCTGACTGAGAGGGACAGACCAAATAGTCTATGTCAGATTCATCAGGATTCTGCAATCTCTTAGCCTCAGCATTCGAGGCGTCGATAATCTGTTGTTCCTTGTTACGGGACCGCAGATGATTCTCACGGTTGATGCACCCGTCACAACTCACTTTCCCGCACTTGCAGGTAAACGCAGCACGAACAACCATAAGACCGTTCTTCACTGCCGGAAAATAATACTGTGTTGGCATTCTTTCTTCATTCAGGATTTGGTGTTCGAATAGCTACACAAAAATAAATAAGACAAAATCAATTCGGTAAAAAATGATTGATACTCGTGATATTCGTCATTCAGAGGTATATTGCACCTGACCTAATATAATACTATCCACGCAGGGGATTACAACCGGGGGGTGAGAGGGGGATTCAAAAGGGGGGCATAGGGGGAGGTATGATTTTCATATTTTTCAGTATATATACCGATTATCGCAAAAATAAAAAAATCACGCCCGGCGTTCTTGTCGAGCATTCCTCGATATATATCAAAAAAGTGGAAGTGTCATATCCCGGTTAAATCAAGTGGACGCCACACTTCGTTCACACTCTTGTAATCCGTAGACCTGTTTCAGATTGAGGAGATACTCTACTGCCTTGCTCGCTTGAGATGCAGCCTTAACTACCATGCTTTTATCTGCGTTAATCCGGTCTTGACGTCCTTTGACTTCCTCTCCGTTATGTTGTAGTAGATGATCGGAGTTCCCTTCTCACCCTTCTTGACTTGACCTCCGGCCTCCTCAATCTGTTTGTAGGTGGCAAATTTCGGGTAAGTGAACTCTCCTGACCATAACATCAGAATGTTAATCCCGTTGTAACGTTTACCGGTGGTGAAATTAATAGGCATTCCACCTGAGACCCAACCCGCGTTCCAAGGTAATTCTTCTGTCTTCTCCATAGCTTCCAAGAGTTTGGTCACAATTCTCTCGTTTGTTGTCTGTTTTGACTCCATATTTTCACCTTTTGTTTGTTTTTTGTATGATACATAATTGGACTTTACAGTATATATTTGTTACTAATTAAGATGAGAACTCATATGCATACACTCTCTGGTTTGACCTCGTGCCAACGGAACGAAAC